TCGCGAGCCTTCATGAACTTGTTGAGCTCCGGAACCGTAGTGTAGAAGGTCGGACTGCCCGTACCCTTGTAGAACTCCATGCCATCCATGAGGGCATCTACGACCTCCTCATAGGAGGAATTTGAGTCGTCGACGTTGACATAGACGGTGGTAACGAACAGCTCATGATCGTTGAGGATCGAGCGGACGCCGGTGCCATCAGAAGCACCCAGAGGATCCTTGATCTTGTCCTCATCCGTCACATCACGACCGTCGCCGATGAGGATCGAGCGAGCGATCTCCTCCTCGGTCATCAGGCGCATCTCGCTCTTGAGGAAGGAGACGATGTCGAAGTCCGTGATGTCGAGCATGTCATCGCGGTCGAGCTTCTGCTTCTTGTAGATCGTGGTGGGACCAGTGGTCCGCTTGGTGACGCCGAACCACTCCTCGATCTTGTAGTTGCCCTTGATGTAACCCTTGGCACGGGCTTCGTCCTGAGTCAGGTCGGCCGTGAAGGTCTTGATGCGGGAGAAGGGAGTGTGACGAGTGCCGTTGAGAACACTCGAAACCCACTCGGTCCTACGCTTCTCGAGCTCGATGACGCCGGTAGCGGCCTTTGCGTCCGGGAACAAAACATCGATGTCAGTGATGCCGTGCTGGAGGGCGTAGTCCTCGACTGCGTCCTTCAGAGAACCGAGCTTCTCGGCGTGCTTGACGATGCCGCGGACATCATCCTTGGTGAGGGCGTGCTTCAGCGAGCCGCCCTTCTTTGCGGCATCGCTCTGATCGAAAACGTTGCGCGACATGTCGTCGCCTCCTTCTTCGTTGTGCGAGAGGGCAGAATGCTGAGCGTTGCTATCGGCGGCCTGCTCGAGAGCGACGCCAACGAAATAATGCAGCACGTTCTGCTGCTCGGGTGTCATCGAGTCGAAGACCTCCTTGACGGTAGCGTCGTCGCCCACGGCGTGTTCCATTTCGTCATCAGTCTCCTCATCATCCACCTCCTCCTCGTCGTCGTCGTTCGTCTCATCGAGGGCGTGCTCGAGTTCGAGTCCTGTGTGAATAACCGCCTCATCCTCCAGCTCAGACATCGAACCGTCACCGTGCTGAATGTTGACGAAATCGATCTTCGCACCGGGATTGGCTCCGGCGAGGACCAGGCTGACTTCGCGGATCTGCCCATGTACGACATTCTTCGCCTTCTCCACCAGCTGGTTGGCATAGATGGAGAGCGACTTGATGTCCCTGTGCTGCACCAGAGTCTTGGCGTTCTGGCCCTGCTTGGACGAGTTGAAGAAACCGTAAGCGTAAATGCCCTCGTCTCGGCTCTCGAGAATCGCATGACCGAGGACGTTGTCCGCACTGGCATGGGCATGCTGCCAGACCAGGGGAACCTGCTCCTGATCCATGTGCTCGAAGGCACCACGCATAATGACTCGACCATCGGTACACTTGAGGCCAGCCTTCGTGGCCCAACCGCCAAAATCTGCTTCAATTTCGGTTGCCATTTTGACTGCTCCTTCCTACTTCTTCGTATTGGTCCGAGATCCGATGGCACCGCTCTTGTGCATCTTCTCGATTCTCGCTCGGATCGTCTTGATTCTCTCGTTTAGAGACTTGACTTCATCCGAAAGATCGCCGTTGGTCGCCGTACCATTCTTGATGGCCTTTTCGCGGCGAGCCTTCTTCTCGGCTTCAACCTTGGCTTTCTTCTGAGCAACAGTGAGCTTTTGAGGTTTGCTGGCAGCGGTTTTCTGCTGAGGACTGGCAGTCTTCTTGGCAGATGATACGGCAGGCTTGACTCCGCTGCGCTTCTTAGCCTGTTCAACCAGAATCTTTAGTGCCGCTTGGAGCTTTTCGAGGCGACCTTTGAGAGCCGTTACTTGTTCAGAAAGGTGAGCGTGTCGTTCCCTTGAGATTTCCGCTCTCGACTTTACTCGAGGCTTCGCCACTTTCGAAGAGCCATGTTTGCGGCCTTTCAGATGACGATTCTTCAAGTAGTACTCACGGCGCTTGGCCGCATCATACGCATGCGAGAGAGAATTCTCATCCATCTGAAATTCCGAGCGTTGAAAATATGGAGTCGATGACGTTGTTGGCGTCGTCTAGTCCACTCTGAATAGCAGCGTCACCAGCTGCTGCCGGATCAGCGTTGGGATCGACCTCGAGTGATGGGTCAGTTGAACCGCCGTTTGCAGACGGTCCAAGCTGTGGCATGTTGCTATTGACAAGCTGATCCGACTTCGGATCTGTCGACGGGCGCCAGCCGATAGCCTGACGAATGTCGTTGGACGAAGCGATCTCATTGCGGGTGAACTTGTCAGCGATTTCTGCGATGACTTCCATCGGAACGAGTTTGAAGGGATCGCGGAAGTACATGATCGACTGCCCTTGTGTTCTGGCAGTCTTGGTCAGGAAAGTGCGCTTCATGGATTCAGCGATTGCTTGGATGACAGGTTCGATCGTCCGGTTGAAGTAGTTCAGCATAGCCTTCTCATCTGCCGTGCCGTTCATCACTTCTTCCGTCAAACCCAACTGGGCATAGAGCAACTTCGTTAGGTACTCAATTTGACCGAGAAGGTTGTTCTCAGCTGGACGGTTCAGCTGAGTGATCTTCTCAGTTCCGTCTGTGTAGGCAATACCGTACTGGCTGCCCTTCAGCTGAAACTCAATGTCCTTCCGCCGCTGCTCTGCTTGCTGCCTTCGAGCCTCCGACTTGATAACGTAAGGAAGCTGGATGATCATGTCGAGTTTGCCTGAACTGCTCTGCTCATCGACTGAGTCCAGCATGTTGAGTTTCCGTATGAGCCTTTGAAGAGTTGAGTTCGGCTCGTTCATTACAGAATAAAGAGGGTTCTCAACAATTGCCGCGTACGACTTAGGGACGACTATGTCCTTACGCTGACCGTTTCGCTCGTCGTAAAGATTGACTCGAACATGCTGAGGATACCAGTCTACAACTTTTCCGACTCGCATAGTGCTGATTATGTAACTAGTAGAGTCCGCTGGGTTAATATCAGTCTCGACCGGAACGACCGCGATAACACCTTCCTCAAACAGAGTCTGAGCTACATCTTGGCGAAAGTGCCTGCCCGCTTGGTCGGCGTTGGCCTCAACCGTAAGGCAATTCTGAAGACCGCTGACTCGATCTCTCAAATATCGACCGTCCTCACTGAGTTGAACGTGTCGAATGTCGATCGCCGCGACGTCGATAGCTAGGCGCGTGTAGATCGACGAGATGATGGATCTCTCGTTCGAGAATCGCGCCCGGCTTCGACTTGACGGAAAGGAATTCCCCCAGCTATTGGTGTTCTTGTGTAGAGTGTCGAAGTAGCTCGGATCCGTGAAAAGATTCCAGCTGTGCTTAAAACTTTCCTTCATTCGTGTAAGCAAACTTACCATGCGTCACCTCCTCTCCACAAATATGCTCGGCGCTAACCGATCCCCATGTCTCGAAGTAGATCCCTGGCCCTAGTCATGCCCGTAGGATCTTTAATCGTATTGTATGCTTGCTTTCCCTTATCGAGAATGATCTTGTCGATCCCCGCTTTATGGACATACAGAGCACCGCCGATGGCAATTGCAGTCGCTGCGGAAGCATACTGAGAGTTTCCGTTGAGGATATGTCGGGTTCCGCGAATCCCTCTTCCGACACTCTTCTTGGCGTTTTTTCGCTTCCGTTCTCCACGCGCCTTCTCAGCGTGCTTCGACATGTCCTGCTTTGCAAGGTGGTGATCGAAAGCCTGCCGGTAAGCAGGATCCTTCTGGCTTTTGGCATTGACGGTTGCCTTGATCAGTTTCCGTCGAGTACCAGCGCCTTCGCCGTAAAACATCTTAGCCCGAGCGAATTCCTTGGCGTCCTTCTTGGCCGCGTTGCTGGTCTTTCGCGAAACGCCCGCAGGACCGTCATGCCTTACACCCCACCGCATGCCCTTGACGCCATAGTGGATGAGCTCGCCGTCCATAGAACCGTGGAGAAGGTCTTCATCTACTGGAATGAAACCCACTTCTTCGTTCTGCTCTTGGAGTCTCTCCAGCAACGCCTCTTCGGTGGGAAATGCCGACGGTATAATAAAACCCGGCGTTCTGTTCACATTATTTCACCTCCTTGAATGGCGTTGGATCGACACCCAATTCTTTATGAAGGGTTTCGCCCCAAGCTACGACATACCTCGGGGGATTCGTGCCCCAGTGATAACTACTGAACATCTCGGCTTCGAGTTCGGGCAGGGAGCCAGAAGCTCTGGCGTAGCCCGAAATATCAATGAGACGACCTATTCGGTCTTTCTTGCCTACTTTAACTGCCGCGGCAAAGGCCTTGTCAAGCGCTTTGACCTTGCTACCTACACGTTTTTGACGACCGCCAAAACCAATTAGTAGTTTTTGATCGGAGTGAAAGACCGAATGTGCGCATTCGTGAGTGAGAAGAGCTTTGACGTTACCCGTGCCAGGAGCCATCCACCCATCTGTCTCTGTAGTTTTCAGTGCAGCAGTCAGATCATTCTTCTGGACATGTATGGTTCCTGCAACGGCGCCCGCCGTCATACTGAGGTTCTCTACATAAGCCAAAGTTCCAGGGTATTCAGGATGGTCAGGACCAATAGTCTTAACACTATTTATGTCGTAACCGTAGCGATCTCGAACCAAGTTGGTTACTTCAACGGCGGCGTTTTTAGTAGCGGGGTGAATGTCGGGATCAATGTGAAGTTGGCTACTCTCAAAGCGATGAATACCACCTTCTTCTTTTCGAATGCCCCAACGCATGCCCTTGACGCCATAGTGAATGAGCTCGTCCAACGATGGCTTTGTCTCAACAACGATCTCCACAGGTAACCTCCGTTACAGAGTCGTGATCTTGTGGACTCCATCACGAGATTTCCTGGCATAGGAGGGACCGTTAGTAGACCTACGCGGCAGCCCCATCGTAGCTGCAGCCTGGGCTCGTCCGCGATTTGTTTGAGCCTTGACTCGAATCGAAGCCATAGTATTCGCGCCATGAGTTTCGACCAAGTTGTTAATGGCCCTGAGAATCTTAGGCGAGTTGTAAATCGCTATTGCAGCGGCAAGCTTGAGAAGGGTTCGATTAACTTCCTTATCCCGAGCCTTCTTAAGATCCATCCCCTTGTTCATACGCCGGTTGATCCGCTTCACAGCAGCCTTGTTGAATCGGTGGCTGTCATTAACGCGTTGGCGACTGGAGTAACCCGGATGGGGGTTGTTCAACGCAGCTTTGGCGGCCTTACGCGAAACGCCGCCATCTGATGTGCTGCTCTTACGAACTCCCCAGTGCATACCTTTGATGCCGTAGTGGAGAACTTCACTTCCCATTTTGACATCAGCCCTCGTTCGGTGTGAAGTCATTCTTCTTGAAGGCCGAACCAACGAGACTCGAAACGCTCACGGTTCCGTAAGCCCGAAGGATGTCGCTAGTCTTGGCCTTTCCAGTCGAGAGTCGTTCGATCTGAGCCCTCTTGTCGGCCGCGCGGCGGGCTGCTTCCTTCCTGAAGCCGCCGGACTTCTGCATGTTACGTACGCTCGAGCCACTTAGAGTAATTGCCTTGTCGACAAGCGATCCTTTGCCAGCTGCAACTCGCTCGAGCCGAGATGCGCGAATGTTCAGATCACCGGTACGAGCCTTACGGACACCCCAGTGCATACCCTTGACGCCGTAATGATTCAATTCCGTCATTCGAAAGCCTCCTTATTGGCTTTATAAGCGACGTAAGCATCCATCAAGGCAGCAACGTTGTCGATCTTCGCTTCTTGTCGCTTCTTAAGGAGCTTTCGGTTACCGTTGGTGTCCTCAAGCGTGATTGCGTTACCCATGGTGAAAGTCATCATCTGCTCATCAAAAATGAGCATCCGTTCACCGGCGAGAATCTTCAGTTCGCCGAGCGGTACCGACTCAGTCTTCGCACCCTGAATAACTTTCTCGATCCCGTAGGGACCGTTCTCTTGTTCCCATCGAGTTACGAACGCTTTGGCGTTGTACGGGTCGAAACCAAACGTACGTACATCGTACTCGAGATGCTGAATGTGTTGTTCGAGATCATCGAAGACCTCGTTCTCCACATCCAGAACCGTTCCCGGCATGACGTGAAGAGTTCCTTCCGAGATGAACTCGTCGTACTTCTGGCGGAGGGCACCGGGCAACTTCATCAACGTCAACTCGGTAATGTAACACCGTGTCTTAACGCCAAATTTATCGTTGCGAATCGGGAAGAGAAACGTGAACGCACAGAAGTCGTCACCCATTGAAAGGTCCGCGCCAAGACTGCATGGCATACCCCAGAAATTCTGAGGCCTGTGGACAAGAGTTTCCTCGTAGGTGAAGAAGTAGGTGTAA